CAGCGTTGGCCCATGAAGCACTGAAGGAGAAAGAGTGATGGATGAATTACAAGAAGCTAATCAACATGCTGATGATATGTACGATAAGTACCTCAATGCCAATATGAGAGCCAAAAGGTTGGTGTCTGGTCCTGGTGGCATCATGGAGATGAAGCAGACAATCGCTGACAAGGAAGCAATGATCTATGCTCTAGAGTCACAGATTGGTTTAATGAGTAATTATTCTGATGCAATTGACAAAGAAAATGAACAGTTGCAAAAGTATCGAGACTTTGTTATAATGATAGCAAGTGAGCAGTTAGAACTCAGTCAAGAAAAGGCTCAGCTCCAGCAACGTGATTGGCGATCAAAAGCTGTCACATTGACTAGCCAGCTAGAGTTTGATTTGAATTTTGATACAGAAGATACATCACCTCTGGATAATGATTTTTAAGGTAACAAGATGACTATACAATACGTCAGACCTCCTTATCCTAGGATCGATGATATAATTAAAGAAGCACAAAAGTTAATGTATGATGCAATATGGGAAGAAGATCAAAAGCAAATTGATCGTCTGACAACTGAAATAAATAGTTTAAATCAGTTGATTAAATACGGTGAAACATATATCATACCATTCTAAGGACCTGTAGCCAAGCGGTTAAGGCTCTCGCCTCATAAGCGAGCGATCATAGGTTCAAATCCTATCGGGTCCACCAAAGGTTTATAACATGTACAAAGTGACAGTTAAAAGAGGTGCAAAGATTGTCGAGCAGAAATGCTTCGGCAATCTTTTGTTGGCTACTATGCATTTTGACTTTCTTGCAGTAAGATATATCGAAGAAAAGATAGATTGGAAGGTCAAGATATTTTTGAAAGAAAATAAAAATATCTTAAGATCTTGTTGACATTAATAGCAACATGTGCTATATTAATTATATGATGGAAACAGTGGAGAATACAATGAGCTCGATCTATTCTAAGGCTACTGGTTATAACTTCGTAGTTGAGTTTGAGAAGTTGCTGACAAACGGCATCCTGAACGGACTGACGATCAAGGATCGCCTGCACTTTATCTCTGAGAAGGATGCCAAGCGTTGGGTGCGTGATGTTCAGATGTTCGATCAGAATGCACGCTATATTAATTTGGAAGTCAAGGAGGCTGCATGATCATTAAAATCTATAAATGGTTCTCTTGTAATTTTGGTTTGATAGGAGCTATCGCAACGCTGCCCATCTTTATCACGGCAGGTATATACGGCGATTATAATGAACTGATCCAGCAATCTATGATCTTGGTGCTCTTTGGTTTGATCTATACACAGCAACTTGAGATCCAATCATTGCAGTTTGAGATTCAAACACAGCAAATTTTGAACCAAGATCTAAAAGATCGCCTTATCCAATGGATTGAGTCGCTCCGTATCCCTTATGCAAAGGATAAGACAAATGAAGCTAATTGAGTACAAAGATGATCATATGAAAGATTCTATATACCTTTGGATCTCAGAGGATGGCAAGACTCTTTCTCCATATTTTGATACAAAGAAGAAGGCAGAAAAATGGCTGGATCGAGTGATGGTAGAGATCAGGAAAAAGATAAAAAAATAATCTGGATCTTTAGGTTTAAAAATACGACGAAATCTTGCATAATTGCTGCTAAGACAGAATCTGAAGCAAGGCACCTTGTATCTGTAGAATATCCTGATAGGCAGATAGAAAGCGCGATGATATTTAAGGGGTATGATTTATGAAATTATTTTTAGTAGATGCAGTATCTTCGTTCCGTAATTCTTATGTGGTTCGTTGCAAAGATGGTGTTCATGCAGCTGATACAGTCACCCTGAACGAAGCAGATGAATGGAGCCAGGAATGGCTAGGTGAATCTATCTCTAGAGTCAGAGAGATCACTGAGGAAGAGTATCTAGTGTTATTTGATAAGGACAATGATTATCTTAAGGATTGGGATGAAGAGAAAAAGAAATCCCTGATCCATACTGTCAATTACGACGATCTAGAACCAGGGATTAATCCTATAGCAGATGGGAAGGCGGAGATTTAACTCCGCCTTTTTTATTTACTGACGTAGGCGCTTGCTCCAAAGAATGTCGCTACTACACCTGCCTGAGCAATATAGAACATCTGTAGCAGGCTGCTTAAGGCATTCAATCTTTCGATTGGTAGTATGGGGAGAAATAAGAATCCAGTGAAGAGAACCATACTACCCATGGCGATCCATGCCATTCTTCTGAGTTGGTCCTCTTTGGCGTCTTTGTTTTCGAGATCGATAAGTCTCTGAGTCTTTTCGAATTCATTATCAGAAACTGTTCCATCGCCGTCAATGTCCAATGTCGCATACTTAGATCCTTTCTCTAATACCTTCTGTGCCATCGTCAGCTCTTATCGCTATTGCCATAGAAAAATCCTATCACAGTAGCAACTGCTGTACCAAGCAAAAATCCCAAGATAATATCAGCAAAATGTTGGCTGCTTTCTGGCACGTTTAAGAATGTGACACAGAAGAAGTATAAGGTTGAGGAGATAGCCCAAAACCACGAGTAGTAATATATAAAATGTGCTGCTATTTTATCACCTGATGTTAAAGCTTCTTTCGCTTGAATCCTTGCATCACCGATTTCTTTTTGTTCCAATTCATTTATTTTAGCCATGTTATTCTCCCATTCCAATTTTATCTTTTGCAAATCCAATAAGCGCATCTGATACCTCTGAGCTGATACCGACTACACCCGTTACTAAAGCACCAATTATCAAACCTATTATCAACACACTATTAATTATCGATAATACAGAGACGAATCCTAGATTTGTCTCGATCCCCTTTAAAGTTTCTGTCAGTATCTCTACCTTTTCGATCTCGTTCTTTTTTCGATAGTTTAATAACCAAGGATGATATTCAGAATCTTCATCGGGTTCTTTGATCTCATCTTCAGCCATAACTTCCTATTATTTCATCAACATCAAGGCTGCAACGCCGCCAGCAACACCTATCAACACCACTAATATTACGACCGCCATCACAACCTGCTTGGCATTCTCTGCTTCGATCTCACGATTGTGTGCATCTAGAGCAGCACGTGCTTTTGCTTTCTTATATGCTTCTCTCTGAGCAGGATTCATCTTAGCAATCCTATCACGTTCTTGCTCAGCGGCTATCTCTTGCATCGCCTGCTTACGAAGCAACGCATTATTCTTTGCTATGTCGTTATTGATCTGTACTAGTTCGTTGCGAGCTTTTGTAGCAATATTTTTAGCTTTGACCTTTTTCATGTCATCAGCTATACCAAATACGCTATCGGTAACTGCTTCGCCCCAGGCCTTGCCTAGGTTAGCTGCTTCTTTTGGGTCTGTAGGTATCATTCGAATTCCTCTTTACATTAAATTTTTTAATAAAAACATTGTAAAAAGAAGTTCAAATCATTTGTTCTTGTATTTATTGATTTCCGATATTTGTCTCGTTAAAAGAACCAAAAATCCTTTAGAATCATATACTGTAAAGTATATCTTACCATCTTTATAGGAATTTTCGTATATCTTATACACTGAAGCTCTTACCGCATCCACAAGATGATGCTTCATTAGGGTTCTTGAATACCAGAGCAGAAGATCCTAATTTCTGTTCATAGTCAAGCACTGTACCTATCACATACATCAGGCTCATCCCGTCTACTACTAACTTCTTGTCATCGTTCAGATCAACAACTCCATCGAAAGGTTTGATGGCTTCATCCAAGAAGTTATACTCGTAGCTAAATCCTGCACATCCTCCGCCTTTGACTTGTATCTTGATCCCATCCTTGTTTGCTGATAAACAAGAATCTAATAGATACTTCTTGGCATTTGCTGTCAATGTCACAGGTTCATTGGGCATAACTCGTCCATTCTTCTGCAAGGATCGCTGCCTTCTGGAACAGATCAGGATTGTTCTTGCCCCAGACCCTCATTATGACAGCTGCCTTTGCGTTTGCTTCGTTTTCGTGTTCGCTTCCATCCTCGCCGCTGTCATGCCTGAGAACATTGTCCATGTCTTGCTTGTAATGGACGAGCTCATGAGCTAGAGTCCTCATGACATCCATCACATGGCGATTTCCGACACTGATCTCGATCTTGCCCTGTCCGACCAGATACCCGCCGAAGCTCTTGCGGTCACTTGCAACTTTAGGATCTTTGATCAGCGTGACTTTAGGATGCTTCTTGATACCTAATCGGTCGCTAGCGAAATCGACAAAGCTCTTTATGATCTTTGCGGTATCGTCTGATTCTTCTTCTTTTATGAAATCTTTAAAACTAATCATGCGTTTGCTTTCAAAAATATATTTTATTCTCTTGACATTCATACCGATATACATTATATATATTTATGTAGCTGCCTAACGGAGCTATATTTCCACAATCAACCTTGCTTTAACAGGAGGTCTATATGACTACTTTTGACTTTAATAAGTTCTTTGACGTTGCTTTTCCTGCAGAAAAATTTGGAAGGCATTTCGTAGGTTATGATGGTGTCATCAAGAAGTTTCAAGAAGCTTCTGAGACGATGGCCAAAGTTATCCCTAATTATCCACCATACAACATCGTCAAGGTAGACGATAATAAGTTTGTTATCGAGATGGCAGTCGCTGGTTTCGGTAAACAAAATCTCGACATCACTATCCAGGATGGCACGCTAACGATTGCTGGCCATACTAATGTAGATCTAGAAAATGAACAGCTTGAGTCTGCATATATCTACAAGGGTATTGCTGATCGTCCGTTCACTCGTACATTCTCTATTGCAGATTCAGTAGAGATCAAAAATGCAGATCTTATCAATGGTATGTTGAAGATTTGGCTCGAGGCAATCATTCCTGATTCTAAGAAGCCTAAGAAGGTTGATATCAACGAACCTTCTTCTCCAACTGTGAAAACAGAAAAGAGCTTTTTAGCAGAAGGGAGCAAATGATATGTCAGATATAATAGAAAACTTTGTAAAATGGTATTCCAAGAGGATTAAAGAATCAAACACTCGTAAAGAACTGTCATTTCTTTCAGATAAAGAGCTATCTGATATCGGCATTTCTCGCTGTGATATCGACCGTGTTGCTAAAGGAGGCACACGAAGATGGTGAGTCCTGGCTGGCCAGATATCAGAGAGAAGTGACATTTATTATTAATGAAGGTTCCAAATAATACGCAAGGGGGATTGATTTCCCCCTTGACATTTTTGTATTATGATGTTAGGATTTGAGTATGAAATTTTATACAAACGTTTTTCTTTATCGGAATGAAGTATACCTTCGCGGCTATGAGA